CTGCTCTGCCTCTGCCTGTAGTTCGTTCATACTCCTTTATCCTTCTTAGTTGATCGAAGTAGGCTTTGTTAAACCCACGTTCCCACTCACGGTGCTGCATAGTGTGCACATCAAAAGGATTAGAGAGCTTGACGCCACCTTTAAATGCACTGTAACCCATTTGATATTGCACACGTAATGGTGCATCGTACTTACCTAGCCCACGTTCTTTTCTATTAAGTTTCTTTGGCACAGTAATTCTCCTTATGCTACGTTGATTAATTCCGCTTCTGTGTANGGTATGTGATAGAACTTCTCACCCTTTAAGATGTTACGTCCACGTGCCTCACGTAATCTTTCTTTAGTCAGGCTAGTATCTTTGATACGCCATACTTGCTTTAGGTCTTTGCGAAACACATAAAAGTTTAATACTCCATTCTCACCCTCATACTTTTCAAGTAGCCTACCTTTACGTTCTGGTATGCGTATGTCTTCCCAATGAGTAGGCCAATCACCAGACCATGCAACCTTTACTTCTGCTTCATTAAAGTATGTATAGTCTTTCTTAGTTGATACTACATCTACAAAGTAGTTTTCTTCTGTGTCTGTAATCTCGTGACCTACACTTTGCAGATATTGTACGAGGGTTGTTTTTGCAGGTGCATCATATGCATCATACAATGCTCGACTAAATTGTTTACGTGTTCCCATCTGTAGTCTCCTCTGTGTTTAATGTTTCTCGTAGTTTAGTTAAGACTACATCATGTGTAGCTTTTAAACTAGCTACCTGATAGTTTAACTGTACCATTAAACTGTTACAGTAGGCAGCTTCGTTGACCCAACGCATCTGTTCTTCTGTTAAGTCTTCTGGTTTGTATTCTACTTCATCTATCGTTATAGTCTGCATCGTTTTTCTCCTTGTCTATTAACTGTTTTAGTTCTGCATAACCACCTATGTAATTGCCTTCAATGTCCCATATCTGAGGGACAGTGTTTAGTTTTGATCTCTTGAATAAATCAAGTATCCATTTAGAGTCATCAAGAGAGTAATAGGTAGCTGACCCATTACCCTCTCGTATTAACCCCATAGCCTTAGAGCAGTGTGTGCATCCTGCCCGTCCAACTAGTATGTATTGTTTCCTTCTCATGTTAAGTCTACTATTTCGCACACGTCACCAGAGCAAGCCATAGTCTGCATTGCTACAGTGTTATCGTCTTTCTCGTACTCAGACAGCCCTGCCCAATCAATTTTTTCGGGCATAACTGATAGTAGCATACTATAGTCATGCTTGCCAACCTCTTGATAGGGTGCTTGTTGATAAGTATGTTCGTTGTATGGCAGAAATGACACACCTGACATCTCATCAAAATGTTTATACACAAATGCACCTACCTCAAACCATTCATCCTTGCGTACATTACAAGTAATGCTTGGCTTATGCTCACAAAAGTGTCGTTGATACATAAGCCATGTCTCAAGCTGTTCGATGGCTGACAGGTCAGATGTTACGATAGCCTTGTTCGGTGACTTGACAGGGAAGCTGAACACTGTAGTGGCATCAGGCTTCATAACGTCAGGCTCATTAGGTATACCCTGATCCTTCATAAACTGTGTCAAAGGGTCTTTGTTATCCCCACGTACAGTACGTATGTAGTATTCACTGTGCCTTGGGTGTATTCCCGAAGAACTGTCAACAAGTTGTGAAACCGTACCGCTTGGCTTGACGCAGGTTATAGCTACACTAGGCTCAATACCAAGACGCTCTGCCCACTCAACATTAGTCTCTACAGCAATGTTACGTAAGTGCTCAAGGGTTTTGTCTAGTCCCTTGTTGGCTGTAGTCATAAGTGGGTTGTCCATTATCCCTGTGAGAGACACACCGAGCAGTCGTTCTTGTTCTGTATTACGCTGCCACACTTTTCGCAAGTAAGGGAACTTTGTGTACGTGCTTTGGATCGTCCCAAGTATTGTGGCACATCTGACTTTTCTAGCCAGTTCTTCCAACGAGTCTGTGGCTCGTACCACAACTTCCGTGAGATTGCAGAACTGATACGGACGAAGGATAATTTCACTGCACGGGTTAGTCCCAAAGTCCCATTCAGGATCACGTCTGCCAAACTTAGCAGCCTGTTTCTTACTTGCTTCACGATTGAATATACCACGTTCACCACTCCCACTTTCTACTAATGACATCCATTCACGCATGAAGGATACCGCATCTGGTTTTTCTGTATAACTAACACTGTTGTTAGCTAATGCTCGTTGTGGTTCGTTCTCCCACCACTGTCCTGACTTAGCGTGACGCATACGATCATCACTCAGGTTGCTCAATGAAATCATAGCTGACCTACGTACACCACCTACTACAACTACCTCACCAATCTTGCACATAATGTCGTGACACTCAATGCTAGATAGCCTACGGCCTTGTGCATTTTTAAATATGCGTACCACAAAATTAAACAGGTCTACCAAAGGGGCAGGGCCACTAGCTCTACCGCCAAATGTTTTTAGTCTAGCACCTGCAGGACGTACACGAGATACATCCCACTGTGGAATCTCACCTGCCCAAAGAAGAGCCATCACTTGTCTGAGAGATTTAGCCCAACCTTCTTTACTATCCTTTACAACGACTGTGGTATCACTGTCGAACAACTCAGGGACTTCGGGCAGCTTGCTGATGAACTGACGTTCAACACTGAACCCAACACCCGTACCACACAAGAGGATGAACATAGCCTCATCGAAGGACTTAGGGTCATCTATGGGTAGGTAGCTACAGTTATACATACAAGTATTGTCTCTGTCTGCTGCCTCTCCTGCAGTCATCATGGATCGCATGGACGGCATAACTTGCAGACTAAGAATATTCTCTTCAATATCCTTAGATGTGAACTCGTCTATGTTAGGGCTAACTATATTACGTATATAACGTGATACAGTCTCAGCCCAACTTTCTCTACGCCCTTCTTCATCAAGCCATCGTGCGTATCGTGACTTATGTATGAAGGATTGATAATCAGTAGATAGGTAGTTTTGTGTCATAATTATTCTCCTAATACTTTAATTGTTTTTATAGTCATTCCATCTACATCGTAGATAAACTCCTGTAGTGCGTCTTTTATTTCTTCTTCAATAAGACCATCTACAGGAATAGGGTATTCGTCCTCGTCTAGTTCCAGTGTAAGATATACTTTAACCACCATCACCAGACTCTTCTACAATTAGTTGGTTTAGATACCATTGCGCTTTCTGCAAATCCTCTACACCATTCTTATATCTGTATCGCCACAGGTATTTCATAATGTTACCCTGTAGATAATACTGATAACCTTCCTCACCTGTTGCTGCACGAATAGCATCAATGCATTCGATACCTGCATAGTTATAATGTTCAGGTGAGTTTACCATATCTGTGTCTTCCATATGTGTCTCCTTATTTAAAGCTAAGTTCTATTACATTACTATTTTCATTGTGCCGTACCTTTGGTACTTTCTCATTACTTTCTTTTAGCACATCTTCTGCATACTTGTAAAGTGTTTCTCGTACATTTTCATCACTTTCCATTGCAGGTACAGATGCACATACCATATGTACTAGGCGCATCAAGTTTATGTAGTCATCATCATCCAGATAGTTTTCATCTGTGGTTGTACTACCAACCATCAACTCTCCTGTCCATTTACCTTGTTCATCTAGAAATGGACTGATACGTATAATGAAATCATTAGGATCGAAGTCAAGTAGTATTTTCTCATCTGCCACATTATTTCCTCTTCACTTTTTTATATGGGAAATGTATCAGGTCAGGATGCATATCCTTACCCTTCTCATTGAGCCATTCTTCTGGGATGATCCTGTCGTAAAACGGAATCTTGTTTCTCTCGCACCACTGACCATAGGTAGTCTTAGCACCCTTACTCAGTTTACGTCTACTACTTTCAAACACAAACCTAATGTCTAGCTTTGGATGCTGTTTCTTAATAGCTGCATGTTTACGTCTATCGTCTGCTGTAAACCTGCCCTTAGTTTCTATTATGATCCCATTAGGTAGTATAAAGTCTGGAGTATAGGTGCGGTACATGAGGTCTTCCCATTCGATCTTGATGGCTTCGTACTTAACTTTCACGCCATGCTCAACCAAATAGTCTTTGACTTTTATCTCAAGCCCACTCCTATACCCATACTTTAAAGCAGCAGC